CCACAGGCACTTCCTGATCCCGATCCTAAAGCGGAAGAATGGGCTAGTAGAAACACATGGTTTGGTAAAGATAGAGCCATGACTTTTACTGCCTTTGAAATCCATAAAGAATTGGTAAATGAAGGATTTGATCCTAAATCAGATGATTATTATAATGAAGTTGATAAACGAATAAGAGTTGACTTCTCACATAAATTTGATAAAGGTGGTGCTGTAGAGCATACGTCCAAGCCCGTACAGTCGGTCGCTTCAGCTCAGAGAAGCGTAAAACCAGGACGCAAAACTGTGAGACTCACTTCCTCTCAGGTAGCGATAGCTAAAAAATTAGGAGTGCCACTCGAAGAATACGCAAAACAAATAAAACTCACGGAAGGAGCGTAAAATGAAAAAAGAAGACAAAAAAAACTTCACGTGCGAGTCAAACACGGTCAAATACTGAAAGACCAAAAGTGTGGACTCCTCCATCTTCTCTAGATGCACCCCCTGCACCTGATGGATTCAGGCACAGATGGATACGGGCAGAGAGTTTAGGATTTCAAGATTCTAAAAATATCTCTGGAAGATTAAGATCTGGATACGAATTAGTGAGAGCTGATGAATATAAAGATTCTGATTATCCTGTAGTCACTGAAGGAAAATACAAGGGGATCATTGGGGTTGGTGGCCTACTGCTGGCTAGGGTACCTGAAGAGATCGCGAAGCAAAGAACTGAGTATTATGCAAGACAGCATAAGGGTCAGGAAGAAGCGGTTGAAAACGATTTAATGAGGGAACAGCATAAGAGTATGCCTATCGATGTTGACAGGCAATCTCGTGTAACCTTCGGTGGTACAAAGAAAAGTTAATTTTTTAACTATTCTCGGGATAACAACCAATTCCCTACTATCGATTAAATTAACCCGTCCACTTAGGTGGACAAAAGGAGACAACTATGGCTAATAGAAATAGCGCAGGTTTCGTATTTATTGCTGCTGGTACTTTGGGGAATACTCCATCGACTCAGGGCTTATCTGAATACTTTATAGATGCTGGTGACTCTGCAAACAAATTCAATGGTGGTTGCGTTCAAGTAACTGCTGGATACATTGTTACTGCAGAAGATTCCGACACTGCTGAGTCAGTAGGTGTTTTACAGGGTATATTTTACAACGCAGCAACTACACTAAAACCGACGTTTGCGAATGCATACATTGCAACAATTACGCCGGCTAACAGTGAAGATACAAAAGCGTTTGTAAATGATAACCCTTTCCAATTGTATAATGTGTCAACTGATGCAGCAGTAGCTTCTACTGTTGTTGGTGCACATGCTTTATACCTTGACACATTCGGTGTGAACACAGGTGGAAGCACAACAACTGGAAGATCAAACACTACACTCAACATTGGAGCGACTCACGCAACTAACGACACATGGAGACTTGTTAGAAGTGCAGAAGACCCAGAAAATAATGATCTGACGGCTGCTAATTGTACCGTTGTTGTAGTCCAAAACTTAAACCAGTACATTGATAGTTCTGGAAGTTAATAACTGAATAGGAATAAATTATGGCTATATCAAGAACACAGCTAGTTAAAGAACTAGAGCCAGGTTTGAATGCACTATTCGGCCTGGAATACAAACGTTACGAGAATCAGCATGCTGAGATCTATGTAACTGAATCAAGTGACAGAGCTTTCGAAGAGGAAGTGATGTTATCTGGATTCGCTAACGCACAAACGAAAGCAGAAGGTCAAGGAGTAGCTTTTGACAGCGCTCAAGAGACTTACACTGCACGTTACACTCATGACACAATTGCATTAGCATTTGCGATCACTGAAGAAGCTATCGAAGATAATCTTTACGATAGAATTTCTTCTAGATACACAAAAGCTCTAGCAAGATCTATGAGTAACACTAAACAAGTTAAAGCAGCAGCACCTTTAAATAACGGTCTACCAAGTGTAGATGGTTTTGATTCAGGTGATGGTGTTTCTTTGTTTAATACTTCTCACTCAACTGTGAGCGGTACTAGCGTTAAAAACA